GCTCCAGACTTTGGTGAGGTAATGGTAGACCAACTACTAGACACCGCTAAAATCTTCAAGCAGGGAATGAAAGTTACTCTAAAGACTACTCTTGCCGAAGCAACCTTGGAGAACCTTCTCCTATCAATTGCTGGCAAGACTTCAGACTTTGGTGTGCTAAACTTGGGAACACAGACAGAAGCAACTCGTCTTCTAACTCTGGGTGCTCCACAGACTGCAACTGTTGCATCATCTGCTGTTCTAACAACAGGTGGTACAGACGTTAACACATTCCTAAATATTACTTCAGGCGACCTTGGGGACTACCCAATCGAACGTGGTATTATTGCTGTTGGTCCTGGACTTGGTAACTTGGCTGGAACTACTCCAGACACTACTAGCAACCAGGCAGAGCGTGTTTACGTTGCATACCGTGCTGTGTCAATTGACTCAGTAACAGTATCCGCAAAGCGTGATGCAGCAACATCCTTCGAAGTATCGTTCCGTCTGCTTCCAGACAACAACGGTGCTTACGGTAAGATTGTTGACCGCACTTACTAAAATTAAATAGTGTTGAGACTGCCCTGGGTTTACGCCTGGGGCAGTTTCTTTTTTGGTATACTTATAGAATGCCTACAAAAATATACAGTATTGATGAAGTCGAACTAGTTGACGGAACAGTTATAGAAGTTTCACCACTAAAAATTAAATACATGAGACAGTTCATGGAGGTATTTGACACTATCAAAGAAGCAAAGACAGACGAAGAGTCCATTGCCATCCTGTCTGAATGCGTAAGAATTGCAATGAAACAGTATTATCCAGTAATTAAAACAATTGAGGATTTAGAAGACTCTGTAGACTTGCCAACAATATACAAGATTATTGATGTATGTGCTGGTGTAAAAATTAAGAAAAGCGAAGAAACTAATGAACCTTTGCCACAAACAGCACAATCTAAAAGCGAAAATAGTTGGGAAAAACTAGATTTAGTTAAACTTGAATCAGAGTTATTCCTGTTAGGAATCTGGAAGAACTATGACGAACTAGAAAGTAATATCTCTATGCCAGAAATGATGGCTATTCTTGAATCAAGAAGAGAATTAGACTATAATGAAAAGAAGTTTCTTGCTGCTATGCAAGGCGTAGATTTGGATGAAGCAAATGGAACTAAGGACGAAGACCCTTGGGAAGCCATGAAAGCCAGGGTAGCAGCAAAGGCATCTGGTATTGGTAATGGAGACCCTAACGACATTACATCCCTACAGGGACAAAAAGCACAGCAATATGGCTTTGGTATTGGCATGGGTCTTGAATATGAAGTTGTTTCAAAATAACTTTCTTTATGTTATAATTGACTAGAAACCATAAGGAGGATTCATGTCTACAACTATCAACGAGACAAAAACTGTAGAACTACTAGACGGCACAAAGATTTCTGTCCGTCCACTAAAAATCTCACTTCTTCGCCCTTTTATGACAAAGTTTGAGGGTATCGCAGAAGTAGCAGACAACAATGAGAAGTCAATGACTCTTCTCATGGAATGTGTGCAGATTGCTTTTAAGCAGTATGCCCCAGACCAGGCTGCAGACCTGAAGGCACTAGAAGAACTTCTAGACCTTCCAACCGTATACAAGATTGTCGAAGAGGCATCTGGTATCAAACTTAGCGAAGCCTCGCTAATGGGTGGTCTAATTAACGGCTAACAAAGTCGGTGTGGTTGAATGGCTGATATTGAATCCAATGTAAAAGTAAATATAGATACGTCAGATGCTCTGGCGCAACTAAAACTTTTGCAACAGCAAATATCAGCCTTTCAGCAAGCCATGCAAAAAGCAGGTGCAGACAATGCACTGGCTGCAAGACAGATGCAGCAAAATCTTGCAAACTCTATTAATGCAACTGGTAAGTTTCAAGCAAACATTCAAACAATTCAAACAAGTTCTGAGAGATTTACTTCAGCACTTGAAAAGAACAAACTCACAATGGGTGAGTACTTCCGCTATGCAGGTGGAGCCTCAAAATCTTTTGGTAAACTGTTTAAGTCCGAATTTGAAACAATTAACCAGGTTGCTCGTGAACGAGTAAAAGACCTACAAACTCAATACATCAAATTAGGTCGTGATGCCAATGGTGCAATGAAAGCCATTGCCGTTAGACCGCTTGCTCTTGATATGGATAATTTGGGTACAAAAACTCAAATTGCTGCTCAACGACAGCAACTATTTAATCAGTTGATGAAGCAGGGTTCTACTAATCTTCTAAACTTTGGTAAGAATACTCAGTGGGCTGGTCGCCAGTTGATGGTTGGTTTTACCGTTCCACTTACTCTTATGGGGTCTGCTGCTGCTAAAGCATATATGGAAATTGAAAAGGCTTCGATTTCCTTCAGGCGTGTTTATGGAGACATAAACACAACAGCAGACGAAACAGAAAAAATGGTTGGCTCTGTTCGTCAACTTGCAAACGAATTTACTAAATATGGCGTTGCTGTGTCAGATACTATGGATATGGCTGCCAAGGCTGCTGCTATGGGTAAGACTGGAGCAGACTTACTTTCTCAAATTGCTCAGGCAAACAAGTTGGCAGTACTAGGTCAGGTAGACCAGAATCAAGCACTAGAGACAACCATCTCATTAACCAATGCATTTGGAACATCTGCTGACCAACTATCTGGAAAGATTGACTTTCTAAACGCAGTAGAAAACCAAACTGTAACATCTATTGAAGACCTTACCATTGCTATTCCAAAGGCAGCACCTGTTGTCAAGCAACTTGGTGGTAACGTAGAAGACCTAACATTCTTCCTAACAGCAATGAAGGAAGGTGGAATTAACGCATCCGAAGGTGCTAACGCACTTAAGTCTGGTCTAGCGTCTATGATTAACCCAAGCAAGAAAGCATCTGAGTTCCTTGCTGGTTTTAATATTAATGTTAAGGGAATTGTAGAAGGAAACAAGGGTAATGTAAAGCAAACTGTTATTGACATGGCAAAGGCTTTTGACACTCTTGACCCACTAAACCGTGCTCGTGCTATCGAACAACTATTTGGTAAGTTTCAATTTTCTCGTATTTCTACATTGTTTCAAAACGTAATTAAAGAGGGTAGCCAAGCACAGCAGGTGGCAGGACTTGCAACACAAACTGCAGAAGAACTATCTGTACTATCCGAACGAGAAATGAAAAAGATTTCAGACTCTCCAATGTACAAGTTCCAAAAATCTATTCAAGACATTCAGGCTAAACTCGCACCAGTTGGTGAAGCATTCCTGAAGGCTGTAACCCCAATCATTGAATTCGTCAGTAAAATCCTTGATGGTTTTAATAACCTAAGTGAAGGCACAAAATCCTTTATTACTATTCTTGTAACCGCTGTTGCTGGTATTGGTCCACTACTTCTAATGACCTTTGGTCTTATTGCCAACGGTGTAGCAAACATTATGAAACTCTTTACAAACATGAAGGGCTTTATAAACAAGACCACAAGACCATCAGATATCCTTGGTGAGCAAACAGGATACATGACAAGCGAGCAACTAAAGGGTGCAGCAATCGCAGCATCACTTGACCAGGCTCACGCCAAACTTCGTCAAACATTTACATCTGAAGCAGGTGCACTGAATGACCTGACAAATGCATATAGAAATGCTATTCAAGCACAGCAAGCATTCTCTGGTGTTCCTGGAGTCCCTGTAGGCAATCCCAACATAACGCCAAAGAAGTATGCTAATGGTGTGTCAATGGTTCCTGGTCCTGCTGGTGCAGGAGACATTGTTCCTGCTCTTCTATCTCCAGGAGAAGCGGTTATTCCTGCAAAACATGCAAGAAAATATGCACCTGTAATTGCTGGTATGGTTGCTGGAAACCTTCCTGGATTTGAAAATGGTACTACTGGTGCAGGTATGCGTCAAAGCGTTTATGGACCACTTACACAAAAGCAAACAGATGGTCTTTTGAGAACTGGATTACAACTTAAAGATATTAGCGATGAAGTTAAGGCTGGTCCTTATGGAAATGTGCCGCCTACAGATTTTGGTACACAAATTTCTCCAACTACTGGTCACTCATTCCCTGCATTTAATGTTGGTGGTATTTACGAAAAGCCAGATGGTACAAGAGTATTTGTTAAGCCACAGATTGACCTTACATCTGCACTAGCAGAAGTCCGTGGAACAACAATTGCTCGTGACGCACACGGTCTTGTGGCACCTAAGCAAGAAATCCGTGTAATGATGGACCCAACAGACCCAGAAAATCAACGCAAGTTCATTGTTCTTGAATCAGCACTTGACGACAGAATTGCAAATATTCCAGAAACATTTACAAAAGAACAATACTTCAAGCAGTTAGTTGCATCACTTCTTCGTGGCGACAAAGACCTTGGGGTTGGAAATCTCGGTGGAGACATCCTTGCTGATGTTGGAACTGCTGGTGTATTTGGCAGGGCATCTGGTAAACGTGCTCTTGGTAGTGCCATTAACTCTATGGAAGAACAAGCCATTATTAACCTACTTGGTGTAAAGGGGGGTGCTAAGAGATTCTTTGCAGAAGCAACAAAGGACATAGCAGCAAGCCTTACACCTGCTGAATATGATGCAGCAATGAAGGCTGAAATTTCTAGTGTTCTACCAAGACTAAAAGAAACTGTTGCAAACTTTGGTCCAATGTCTGCTGAAGAAGCAGCATCATATCAGCAAATGATTGAAAGACTTCAAAAAGGTGGCAATGTTGATTGGTCAAAGTACCAAGCAATGCACTCAGCAGTTGTTCCAACGGTAAAGAAATTTAACCAAGGCGAAGATGAAGTTAAGGGTGCAGAGCATGACCCAATTGTGGGTGTCGTAAAGGGCAGTAAAGCAATATACGACTATGATGGCTCTAAGTGGGAGATGGTCCTTCAAGAAAGCCATGCACAGAATGAACTTAACTACAAAGATGTAGAAACACAACTTGGAGTATTTGGTGCTGGTGCAGATGCTTTCAAGAACTTTAAAATTCTTGGCAATCTAACAATGAGTTTGCCAGATAAATTAAATCAGCAACTTCGTGTTGGTGGAAAAACTGGTCCTGCAGGTATGGAAGTTGGTCCCTTTAAGGCTGTTTACAATGCCCTAAAGGGTAAGATGAACGCAACTCTGAAAAAGACTTTAGGTCTTAAGTCGCCAGCGTCCTCATACCTTGGTGCGTCACAAACTATTGAAGACAAGATTGGACTAAGTGCCATTGCTAACGCACAGATGGGTCGTGTCAATGACCCTGCGCTTGCCAAGGGTGCAACCCAAGCACTTCAAGAATATGCAAAAACACAAGGTCCAATTGGGGAACTTGCAAATAAATATCTAGAAAGGGCAGGACTTGTAGGAACTCTAAGACAGGTTGTTCCAGAAGAGTTTGATGCATCAGGAAAAGCACTTAAAGATAATGATGTTCTTAGAAATCAATTTAATAATGGACAACTTCAGTTCCATAAAGATGGAATGCTATTTTCTCCAACAGGAGCAAATGCAAAATTAAGAAGTGCAAGATTTAATCTTGAAGGAAGTTCTAAGAATGGTGGCGACGCTTTGCGTAAACAACAGATTGCTCTCCGTGATTCTTGGATTGCTTCTGGCGCAATGCCACCAATACCAGCAGGACTAAAACTTCGTGGAAATAGTCTTGAAGCAGGATTTATGAGCGACAGCCAAAGTAAATTCCTTTCATACGATAGTCCAAAGACTGGATTTGGTCCAGACGTTTCTATTACAGATATGCAGTCATTAATTAAATATGGAATGATTAAAAAAATGGCAGACGGAGGATTTGTCAAAACAGGGGTAAAGCCAAAAGCATCTGTATTTGATATCGACGACACACTTCTTGACCTATCATCATTCATGGAAAAGCATAAAGCAGAGAATGACAAACTTCCAGAAGGACAAAAGAAGAAGTGGTACAAAGAGGCTGCTAAAGACCCGAAGGGCATCCCAGCAGCGATTGAAAGACTAAAGGCTGCTCAGGCTCGTGGCAACAAGATTCTTCTTATGACCGCTCGTCCAGAATCATATGACCCACACACTCTAGAAACTTTGAAAAAACTTGGCATTGACATGAACGGTGTAAAACTTATTTCAAGAAGAGATAAGGATTACCGCAAACCAGAACAAATGAAGTATGACAAGACTTCTAAGTTTATGAAGTATTACGACATCGAAGAGTTCTATGATGATATGGATGCTACTCGTGGTGCTATTAGTCTTCTTGGTATTCCTGCTTACAATCCACTCAAACTTGCCGATGGAACAGCAGGAGTTCTTCCACAAGGATTCTCTGCTATGCCAACTCAGGCAGAAAAGGATGCACAAGTTGCATTTATTCAAAATTCACCTCTTGCTCAAATTCAGCATGGAGATGCTCTGGCAAGTTTGGTTGCAAAATCTACAATTGGTAAAGGCAACCAAATGTTCCGTGTACCTACCATTAGACAAAATGAAGAACTAGCCACAAAGAAGGTTGGCGATATCATTGAACTTGGTAACAGATTCTCTTCCATTGCATCACAGTCTGAACTGCAAGCAATTGGAATGACAGCAGCAGGAAAACTTAACACTGGAAATAGAGAACGTGCTGTTAATACTATTCTAAAACTTGTTGCTGGCTACGATATGCCAGGAATTATGAATCACAATACATACAATCCAGATTACAAAAAACAAGCATTTGGAGAAAAGGCTGGTGCAGAATATCCATTCCAGTCAGAGGGTGTACTTCCTCCAGGACTAAAGGGTAAGATTACTAGCATTTCTGGCGGTATACCAAAAATTATTGAAGTTCTAATGATGAAACTTGCTAAGGGTGGATTCATTCCTGGATATGCTGGTGGAGTATTCTCAGTTCCAGGACCAAAGGGTGCTGGCGATGTAGTTCCTGCTATGCTTTCTCCAGGTGAGGCTGTAATTCCTGCTAAACAAGCAGGTAAACACCGTGGACTAATCCAAGGAATGATTTCTGGTAATTTGCCAGGATACGCTAATGGTGGAATTATTGGTTACGATGGTGGTGGCTATATTGGAGATTCCTACAACGAAGGTCGCCCACTTCCAGTCAAGGTAATGGATGATTTAAGTAAAAAGAAAGATGCAGAAGCACAAAGACTATCACAGTTGCAAACTACAGCAGCAGAAAAAGTTAGTAAAGCAGCAGATGGTGTTGTTGAGGTTACTAAAGAAACTAAGTTAACTGATAAAGAAATTCGCAAACAGATTAAACAAGAACAAGAAAGAGCAAAACAAGAAGAAATAGAAAACAAGAGACTTGCAGACAACCAAAAGAGAGTTAATGCTGGTTACGACCAAATGTCAAAGGAAGAAAAGGCTAAGTTTGACAAACGACTTGAGGGCAAGGGGTTTGCTGGAAAAGTTTCTAGTGCGTTTACTAGAAATGAAGTAACTGGTAAAGTACAGTCTGCAATGTATGCCCTTACAACTGTCGCTGGTCTAGCGTCAACTATTCCAGGAAAGGTTGGCGAGGCTGCTCAAGCAGCAATGGGTCCAATCGGTGCAGCCACTACGGCAATGTCTCTTATTCCTGGTCCTGCTGGATTGGTGGTAGCAGGATTTGCTGCTATTGGTGTTGCAGCATTCCAAATCAATGAACACCTTAATAAACTAGCCAAGGAATCATCTGACCTAGAAAAGAAGATGGGCACTAGCAATGAAGCAATGGCAAAGTTTGCAGAGTTCTCTAAGAAGGTAACTGGTACTGAGGCTATGGACAAACGCCGTGAAACAAGCGGTGGTCAGTTCTTTAATATTGTTCAGGGTAAAACAACATTCGGTGAGTCTTACATGAAGACAGACGCAGGTAAAGAACTCGTTAAGTCTGTTGATACTGAAATTTCTAAGGGTGGCGGAATTGAGAACGCACAAAAACTAATCACTAACCAGTTGTCAGAAGCAATTGCTACTGGTGTAATGAACCCTGCTCAAGCAAGAAGCATTGCAGCAAACTTGGGTACAGAACTTGGAGATATGAACTTTGGTCTTAATGTATCTGCAAGCCTTACAGACATTATGGGTCCTAATGGTGAAAACCTAGCCAAGGACCCACTAGAAGTTAGAATGAAAATTATTGAATCTTCTATGGAACAAGTTAGAGGCAATGCCGCTGCAATGGCTCAGACTGGAGCAGAAGCAAACAATGGTACTCAGGCTGGTCGTGAGGTTGTAGGTGGCGTTGCTGGTGCAGGTGCAGGACTAGCCGCTGGTGGTGCAGTTCTAGGACTTGCAACTTTAGCCGCCAACGCTGGACTTGCAATTGCATCAACTGGAACAATTATTGGAGGTCTTGCAGCAGCAGGTTCCGCAGTTCCAATTATTGGAACTATTGCTGGTGCTCTTACTGGAATGGTTATTGCAGGTGTCATGTACCAAGAACAAATTACAAAACAGGCTGCAGCACTTTCTGAATCTATTCAAAATACTCTAGAGGTTGAGCAACAGATGGTTGACTCATTGCAGTTATCTTATGAGAAAAGAATTGCTAGTGCTCGTGCTGCTGGAGATATTGCTGAGGCTACAAAACTTGAGAATCAGTACCTAATTGACCAAGGTGAACTGCTAGAGTCAAACAAAAAGACTAATCAAGAACTATTGAAAACTCTTGAAGACCAAAGCACTGGTTGGGGAATTCTATTTAATACTCAAGTAGCAACTAGTGATGAACTAAATAAGTCTATTGAGGAAGCGTATAAGGGAACTGGATTAGAGACTCAAGCCAAACTAGCAAGAGAGGCAATTGACAATTCTGCTGGAACGCAAGGACAAGAAAACTTTGTTAAGTCTGCAATAGCAACTAAACAACTTGGAATTAATCAGGCAAACACCGCTGCACAGGTATTTGGTGGCTCTGCAGAAGGAATGGCAAACCTTGCCAATCTACTTACAAATAGTCCAGTAGAAGCCAACCGTGCACTAGGTCTTTCATCCAATATTACAGATACAAAACTTAAAGAAAAATATTTGACTGAAGCCTCAACAATGGACCCTGCAAAACTAATGCAAACTAACAATGCTCTAGAACTTGCAAATAAAACAAGAGGAGTTTTCAAAGGTAAGGCAAGTGAAGCAATCATAAACTTCTCAATTCAAAATGAAGACAAGATGATTAAGTTTAATGAAAATATTGAAAACCTTAAGAAAGAAAAAACCATCACCATTGGCATAGCCAGCAAATTCTTAGAAGGAAGTAAAGACGGTATTGCAGCACTAAAGTCTAAATTTGCAACCTTTAATAAATACAATAAAGCAAACAAAGTAGTGTTTATGACGGAACTTCAACAAATTCTTGCCATGAAGGGCGACAAGGATATGATGGCTGCATTTAAAGTCTGGCAAAGCGAGCAGGGCAATAAGACTCTTACATTTGCTGATTATGCGGCATACCAAGCAGATAGAACTGTCACCTCGTTTGGCGTTGACAACACTACTGGTCCAGGTTCTGCACAGGATACATCAACAAAGCAAGGTCCAGACCCATCAATCCTTGACCCATATGTAAAAATGCTTCGTGAAGCAAACAACTGGCAGCAAAAACTTACCGTTGGTTGGGATGCATCATACAAGGCAATTATGAAATATGGAAGTGCAGCGGTCAAGCAAATGGGCGGTATCGCAGTATTGATGAAAGCCCAGGGTGCAGATGCAGAAATCATTAGAGACTTTATGAACGGCACTGAAGAAGAGCAGAATAGAATTATTGACAAGAAAACTGGTAAGTTAAGGGCTAATGCTGGAGCACTTCTAAAGAAGTTGAAAGAAATTAAGGATGCCAGCGAAATTGGTCTTACCTATGTTCTTGCAACTCCTGCAGAAAGACTAGCAAAAGATAACGAATTGTATCAGGCTGGTCTTGATGTTATTGCTACTAAAGAAAAAAAGATTAACGATAAGTATAATGCTCGTGCAAAAGCACTTGATGAAATTGGAAAGATTCAAGAAAAGAATAACCAACAGCAACAAGACACAATGACACTTGCAGATGCTTTGTCAAAGGGTGACATCGCTGCTGCTGCTAAGGCTGCACTTCAGGCTAAACAAAACGACCAGAAGCAAGCACTAGATGATGCTAAGACAAGTATTGAAAATGCTAGAAAGATTGAACTTGAGGGTGTTGAGGTTAGAATTAACGGTGTTCTTACTGACCGTACAAAACTAGAAGCAATTCTTGAAAGCAACGCTGAAAAGATTGCAGGGTACAAACTAAAAGAAGAACAATATCAAGCAAATATTCAGCAAAATGCACTTAAGTCTGCAAAGCACATGGCTAGTATCCTTAAAGATGGCAAGGCTCTTGCTCTTGTAAAGCCTTATAATCCAAGTGTTTCTGGCACTGGAGTAAAGGATACTAAGGACACCAAGGATACTAAAGACACTAAAGACACTGGTGCACCTGTCACGGCTGGACAAGCCGTTGCTGGATTGGCAAAAATTGGAAAGTTCGGCGGCGGAGGAACAGGAAAAACATTAGGTGTAGCAATAAAAAGTTTGACCAGCCTAACTGCTGGAAATATAGCAAAAGATAAAATTGCTGCAAAAAATGCTTTTAGCACACTTAAGGCAGGTTCTTCTGGAAAATTTACTCAAGCGTATGCAGGTAGAGGTGGCACAGGATACACCCTTAAACAAAGAAGTTCAATAGCACCAAAGGACTTGGCTGCATACGATGCATATGTAGAAGAGTACAAGGCTGCAGAAGCACTTGTTACAAATTTTGACGCACTTGCTGAAGAAAAAAAGACAACAGCCTTTAATAAACAGCCAGTGGAAGTTCAACAAGCACTAGAACTACTTAAAACTTTTAATGAACAAAAGAAAACAGCAAACGCAGAACTAGCAACTGCAAAAACAACTTTTGAGTCTTCGGCAAAATCTCAATTGTCAAAAGACGGAGACAGATGGATAGGAAGTAAGGCAACTGACGATAAGGGTTCAATTAAAATTTATAATGCGTTGTACGCACCTGTTGCTGCTGCTATAGCAAACGTTCAGGGAATTGCAAGAAACATCTCTGCGGTTGACCAGGCTTTGGCTCAAAAAGGCTACACCCAAGAAATGACAGAGTTTTACGTTGGAAAACGTTTTGCTCAAGGTGGTATGGTTTATGCTCAAAATGGTATGCACATTGCAAAGAGCAAGTATGCACTTGGAACAGACACTATTCCTGCTATGCTTACCCCAGGAGAATTTGTTATGAGAAAGTCAGCAGTAGATTCAATTGGTGCTGGCAAACTACAGTCCATGAATAATGGAGCACGAGGTGGAGAATCAGTGTATAATTATAGTATTACAGTCAATGCTAACTCTTCAGATGCCAGCGATATTGCAGATTCAGTGCTAAGAGAGATTAAGCGTATTGACTCAAGACGAATTAGGAGCAGTGCTATTTAATGGCTACAAGTACATACCTCGCTGGTAGGAAGACATATAGAAGACCACAGGCAATGATGTGGTCAGACCTACCTCCAATTACTTCTGGTGGATTTCTAGTCCCAGATGGCTACGAGGTTAATGCTGTTACTGCAGGAGACGACTTTATAGTTCTATCTGACCACAACAGAAAAGATATTTCATTCAAACCAGAACGTATTGAAAAACGAGAGCGTATGATTAATGGTCGTATGCGTTCATACCACGTTGCTGATAAAATGACTATCAGTACTTCTTGGGACATGCTTCCATCTAGAGCGTTTAGTCTAGACCCACAGTTTAACACAACTACAGGTGCAGTAACAGGAGTAGGAACTAGGTATACAGTTGATGGGGGTGCTGGTGGCAATGAACTACTTGACTGGTATCAAAACCACACAGGCTCGTTTTATGTCTTTTTAGCGTATGATAAAAAGGGTAACTTTGCTGAGTCTGGTCAATATGCACACCTTGCTGAATACAACGAGGTAATTGAAATGTTTATTTCTAGTTTTGATTACACAGTAGTAAAGCGTGGTGGGGCTAACCACGATTTGTGGAATATTTCTGTTACGCTGGAAGAGGTATAATGTATCAGAACTCTAATCTTAAAGATTATATAGAGCAATCATCCACGGTAAATTTACAATCACTAGTTATCGCTGAATGGAATATGAACTTCTCAGATAACATTCTTGCTCTTGGTAATTATAGATATCGACCATCAATGCTATCTGGACAAACAGAAGCAAACTTTGGAACTATCAAGGCAACGTGGGCAGTAGAGACGGATGTATCATCACCAAAGTATTATTATGGTGCAACAGATTCTAATGTAATCTTAAATACAGGAATTGACCTGAGCAACGGCAACCCTACTATTGATGCAACAGTAAACAAAACTGACAAGATGTTATATTCTCTAACGGATACTATTTCAAGATTTAGACCACGTTCTGGCATTAACAAGATTAGATATTTTGGTTTAAATTATTTAAACTATGGTAACGCAGATATGCACAGCCAGCCAAGATTTTATCTAGCATCTAAGGACGACAAGTTTAAGTATTGGAATTCATACAGAATTGAAACTGCAACTTATGGTGGTCAAGAACGAGGTATCTCAATGCTTACCCCAGGCAGTGGGGACTACTACATTGATGATACCGCACCATTTGTAGTGTACACAGCCCCAGTTCCAGCAAATAGAATTGTAATTAAAATGCAAACTGGTGTTGGAGATGTTAATCATGGACCATACAAGAAGTCCAATAACACATCATTCAATGACCCATTCTACGAAGACCCAGCCAATACTGGAGACTTGGTTAATCAAAAGACTCCTACAAACTGGAAAATTCAATACTTAAATACTTCTGGGACTTGGACAACTGCACAAACCTTTACCCCAGCATCAGTGCGAACTAGCGGCAAAAGAGTAATTGGTTCTGACGGATATGTTGAACTAGCATATGGAATTACAAACGCTCCAGTAACATTTAGACTATTAGGTGAGTATGCATCACAGTATGCCATACCAGTTACAGGTGCATTAGGAGATGCGTACCTTGTACCAGATGCAACTGGAGTTGCCGCTGGAACTGTGTATGTTTGGAATGGAACTAACTGGACAACAAACTCTTTTGTACCAACTTATGGCTGGTATCTAAATGAAGAAGGTCTAACTACTAAAACTTCTAATGTAACTAAATTAACTTCCCCAGAATTTTATGGCACAGCAACAACGCTATACACGCCAACCTACAGAGAGTTTCAATTTATTAAAGGTATTCGTATAGTTGTAGACACTATCGCCCAACCACGCTCAACCTTCGACTTAATTGAGATGTCTCCAAGATTAGTCGCTGACTTATCCGATAAAACAACGCAATACTCAATTGAAAAGATTGCTTCAGATATTGGTAACACTGGTATTCCAGTAGGTCAACTGCTTGCTTCTACAGGCTCAATTACACTATTTGACTATGACCAATCGCTTAATGAATACAATGACCTTACCGTATCAAGTGGAACTATCACTGGTAGTTTAATTTCAAATATTTCTTCTAAGAACTTGCAATTTAAATTCTACGAACAAATCATTGACGATAGGTCCTATCCAACACTCTCAGACTATTTTGTTCCAATCAAAACAATGTATGTAGATGGCTTTCCAGAAGTTAGTACAACAGACAGAATGGCTACACTTAAACTGAGAGACCTATTGTTTTACTTTGAATCAATAACTGCACCATCGCTATTGCTTAAAAATGTTTCTGTTAGTTATGCTGTAGCAACTATGCTAGACAATATTGGTTTCTCTAATTACAAGTTTTACAGAAATGCTGGGGAATCTGAAGACAAGATTCCATACTTCTTTGTAGCACCAGATACCACGGTAGCAGAAGTACTAAATGACATAGCCCAGTCAACTCAAACTTCAATGTTTTTTGACGAAGACAATAATTTAATCCTTATGTCAAGAAACTATGTTATGCCTACAGTAGCAGAAAGAGCAACAAGTCTTACACTATATGGAACAAAAGACTTTACTCAAAATGGAATTCTTAAAAATGATAATGTAAATGCAATTTTGTCAAACATTATCAGCCTTGATGCAGAAGAAGACCAAGTTTACAATGGTGGCAAGATTACATATACTAATAGATATATTCAAAAGTCTTACTCTACCTTACAAGAAGCAGGTATGCTTAACAAGGGTCAGGCTTACAAATATAAACCAGTTCTTTTGTGGGAAGTTTCTGGAACCGAATCTTTAAGACCTACCAACGATGAGGTTGGCAATCAGTCAGCGTATTCTCTAAGTGCTCTAGCACTAAACTCAGAACTAACTGGTGCTTTGCCAACAGTAGTAAGCGGAGTAATAACAAGAAACGTTATGGATTTTGGTCAATCAATTTATTGGCTTACTCGCTATAAGGGATATCTCTATGCTAACGGAGAAATTATTAAATATGATGCAGTAGAACATTCAGTATCTGGCATTGGAGATGTTTGGATTGAAGACATAAAAGATTATCAAAAATATTTTGCAAACTTGCCTTTTAATGGGAAGATTTTTCCAACAGGAAGAGTTAGAATTTATGCAGAGCCAAAATATAATTCTACAACAGGGGCAGTAGTTGATGGTATAGTTGCAAAACATGGTCGTGGTCAGTTTGGAACCACTCGTGTTTATCATGGAGTTCTTGATGAAAATAACGAATGGTTGGATACAGCCAAACACAAAACATTTAAACAACAATCTAAATGGCTATTTCAAGGAAATCATCAGTATGAAGAAACTTTATACGAGATTACTCTTAATGCTAATGCTACAAGCGGCACAGACACTATAACCGCAAATACAGAAGGGTTAAAAGAAGGACTAATATTTTATCCATATTCCCCATACACAAAAACAATTACCGCTACGCCAACTTTTGCATCTGGTAATATGACCTTTACTTCTTCAGCACATGGTTTGCTGCCAGGTCAGGTGGTTAGAATTGAACTAGTAGTTCCAACAACGTATCGTGGAATTTATACGGTTCTTAGCAAAACTACAAACACCTTTACAGTAAAAAATAAAAATAGTGCTTCTGGAACAATAACCGTTAACGGAACAGTAGCCCCACTGTATTACGACCGTGCACTAAATAGTGCTATTGTTGAAGGAACTAAGATTAAATCACTTACCAGCACAACAATAACCTTAACAAAAAACTTAAATGCTAACATGACCTCGGGCGGAATTGTTTATGCAACAACCAACATTGTAGAGCCACTAGGAATGATTGAGTATGATTCAAGCCTAGACTCTATTGGATTTATGACAGAAAAACCAACTGTAACTGGAACATCAAAAGACTTCTTTGACACATCATCATACACAGAGTCAGACACAACAACCACAGCAGATAAAACTAAGGCTAACGCTGCAATTAAAAGTTCTGCTTTGTCTATTCAAGGACCTTCAGAGTTTGCCTCAGTCACACAATCATCTAATGCTGTTTCCTATGTATATAAAGATTATGGAACAGAACTTCCAAGTGCTTATTCTTTTGGAACACGAATGAGAATTGTTGGAAAACCACTGCCAACTACCGCAGCAGTAAATGAAGCCAAGCAAATTCCTGTTGGTGGAGAAGTATTGTTCTCCAACAATGGCTATGAAATTGCTGGTACAGGTGGAGGAATTGCCTTTAATCTAGATGTAGATACTAATAAAAACATAGGATACTTTTTTGAGATTGATGCATTAACAAGCGATGCTATTGTTAATAGTACAGACAAAGATACAACAATTGAAGGAATTCCAAATGTTTATTTTTACAAAAATTTAAAAGGAGCAAACACTAAGCAGGGTGTGCCAGTTGTTCTTTGGAGTGGCAATGCACCAATTCTTGTAGATGATGGTCAATTTATAGGTATGTCTAAATCAATGAGTACAAAGACACCAACAGTGTACGACCTATTGGTTGAAACAGAAGAACTTGCACCCAAATATGATGGGTATTATAGCAGAAAATTTTACTTATACATTAACGGTAAATTGATAGCAACTGTTCAAGACGACGATGCTATTCCAGTTAATACTACTAATAAAAACATGGCACTATTTGTTCGTGGTAGTGGCTTATGTTTGTTTGAGCATGTGTTTGCAATTGGAGATAGGTCTCCTAACCCAAATTCTCCAGTATCAAAAAAGAGTGTGTTTAATGAAGACAAACTAGATAATGAAAACTATCGCAAGTATCTAGTTAATCCTGCAGTATTAGATACATACCTTAAAGGAGTTGGTAGTTCACAAACACCGTCATACAGCCTATACTTTGAAGAGTTTGGAACTATTATGCGTGAGTGTGCATACTTTAATATTAGATATGACAAAGCATTCCCTGCATTGTACTCAAAAATTTCTCCAACATTTAATGACTCTCAGGGATATGTTGTCTCTAACTTTAGGTCAAACCCATATGGTGCAGAATTTTTAATCTTTAATGCTACAGACTTTGCGTTAAACCTAGACGAATCAACAGGAAACTATTTAAGAATTCAGGGCGTAACATTTACTCAGCAATCAGCCCACGACCTTACGGTAGACGAATACTTTCAAAAGAACAGCGACCTTGACAACTATTCCAACTATACTGATTTAAATAACAAGTATATGGATATTCAAAATAGTAGAAATACTTATGGCAAAAAAGATTTTACCCTAACAGGAAACTTTATTCAAAACATAGATACTGCAAACAGCCTAATGACTTGGATGGTAAATAAAGTAATGCGTCCTAAAAAATCTGTTGGTGTTACAATCTTTGCCAATCCAATGATTCAACTAGGAGACATTGTAACAATTGATTACAACATAGACAATGTTCTTCAAAATTCAACTGCACGATTTGTAGTGTATCATATTACATATAGTAGAAGCGGTAACGGTCCAGAAATGAAATTATATTTAAGCGAGGTTGTGTAATGGGTAAAGGTGCAAAGCCAGTAGTTACAGAATATACTGGATACAATAGAAATGGTAAACAAATTGAGCAAATAAAAATTGCAACATCAAATTTGTTTATTGATACAGGAACTGTTCCAGTAGACTATATGACAGGTGCAGTGTTTGACGGCATTGGCGGTAATGAGTTTATTAACGGCGGTAGTTCGGGAATTATTCTACAAGAAGGCAATAGCCTAATATCAAATGCTAACGAGATACTATACTACACTAACACGAAGACCAACGAAAAACAGGCAGATAGTACAGACGCAATTTTTAGTCAATTTGAAATATCTCTAAAAAGTTATTTGCCTAGCACCATAAGTTCTGCCCCAGAATTTCTTGGGTATTATTTTGGAAACCCAGCGGACCCAGAGTTAACAAAAACATTCTTAGAAAAAAACGTCTACTTTGACGATACTTATGAAAACATACACATTGAACTAAACAACCTCCCTATTGACGAAGAGGTTGAGGTAGAGTTTATCACATCATCAACCGACGAGAGTGGTATAATATAGCATATGATTACCAATAACGGCGTAGAAATTATTTCTAAATATTTAGTTGGACAGGCATCATCCTATGCTTCGTACATTGCTGTAGGCTCTGGGGCTAGACCAACATCGAATAACCAAGGAATAGTTGTTGCAACATCTGGCGGAATTGTCGGAGCAGTATCTGGCTCTGGACCATATACTGCAACACTAACTCTTAGTGCTGGCTACTGGGCATACCTAGAGATTGGCGATACAATTACTGCAACCCAAACAGGTGCTGGAACTTTAGGTTCGGGTACTGTTACTGTAACTGGTATTAACAGTGCCCAGCAGATTACAATTTCTAGCACCGCATCCATGACTGCTGGCTCAGGGTTAGTTAACATAAAGGCATACTCAAGTCTTACGTCACAATCACTATCCACAAAAACAAGCCTTGGTTTTGAAACAGCAAGATTTCCAATTACATCACGCTCTTATGTTGTAGAAAAACAAACAGTAAGTCCAAGCAGTTTGTCAATTTCTGGTAACTTTGAAATTACTGTAACTATTTCTTCTGGACACCAATTTGGTGTTGGCGATGATGTTTCCATTACTGACGTATCAATTCCTTTTTCTGGTACAAATGCTAACGTAGAGGTAAATGGTTTATATACAATAACTTCAATTAGTTCTACATCTTTTGTTGCAAAAGTTTATGATGAAAGTGTGGCTCCTTCCTGGGGGTCAAGTCTTTTTTCTTATGCATATACTGGGTATTCTTATAATAGTAATTTATTTAATGCAACGGTATTTACCAAACAAGTATCCTTAACAGCAGAAATGTCCGACACATCAAAGTACGATATTTCAGAGTTAGGACTATACTCACTAGGCTCTAATCAATTCAGTGGCTCTGGAAGCAGCAGAATGCTTTTGTCTTTTGAAGATACAGAGGGTTGGCAATACTACAATAATTCTTCAACATCTTTTAGCGATGTGACTGCTTCTGCAGCAATTTCTGCTTTGCCTATTGGAACTGCTCCTAAATTTTGCAGTACAAGTGACGCATACTGGCTTACCTCTGCTGTAAACCTAAGACAAGAAAAACCAAGAATTTTAAATAATGGCTTAATTGTTCCAGGTGCATTATCAAACTACACTTCTGGAACAACTTTTGTATCGACATCAGACTACTTGCTTTTGCAAGACCCAGGAATAAATCTTTCAAAATCCTCACCATCTGACGAAATTCGTTTGGCTTATTCAGTTATAAATGCTGTAACCACGCCATCTGCATCGCCAAATGCATTATATATAATGCTTGAGTTTGCTTGTTCGGACGGTATTAATAATGCACAACTAATGTTTTCTGACTCTGGTACAACAGTTATTTATCCAAATAGGTATAACGTTCTTACTAAGAATGTTTCTAATTTTACTCTAACATCTGGATTTGACTGGTCAAAAGTAACTTCATTAAAAATATATTGTGCTATCGAAGCGTCTGGCACACCAACAGACGACTATGCAATTGTCTTGGATGGTCTAAGATTTGAAAATGTAGGTACGGAAAATCCACTTTATGCTCTTACAGCCTACACAATTGTAAACAATGAAACAGCAACAAACATAGCCAAGCAGTCAAACTCTAATGACTTAATTAACTTTAGACTGGATTTTTCGGTAGGTTCTTAAAGTGGCAAATAAAATTATAAAAATTGCAGTTAAAGACATTGATGGGCTTCAGTCTAGCGGAGAATATAGATTAAGATATAGAATAAGGTCTAAAGATGGCACAAGAAAATCGGAATGGTCCGACATTGCAAATTTGTCATATCCACTAAATGACAATGGTCAAGTATCTTCATTTTATGAATTATATGTTCCGCCTTATGGACGACCAATTCTTGACGATGGTGCTAACGCTGACCCACACCCATCTAATGGATACACCATTGCAACTTTTACAGCAGCACTAGATGTAACAACATACATTAAATCATCAATAACTCCCCTGACCGACGACTCTGGTATTTATACATATAGTTGGAATTCAATTGACGATTACCCAGTTACTCAAAAGTTTGATGTGTATTTATCTTGGAAATCAACAACGACTTGGTCAAGTTGGATTTTTGCTGGAACAACTACAGCAAACAATTTTTCATTTAAAAAACCAGATAGTTCATATCAGTTTGTTCAAGCAGCAGTATTTTTATCATCATACCCTAAATTGACAAACATTTATGGACATTTGGCAGAGACTACAGTTGTTTCAATTAGTCCCACGCTTTCTACATATTCTTCTTCAACTACAGGAACAATCGGCTCAATAACTGGGTCTGGACCATACCGAGCAACAATTACTGGTTTGACCAATCTACCAGCATCAAGCGTTATTAGTGGTAGAAGAGTTTTTGCAACTACTCTAGGAACTGGAAGTTTTGGCTCAGGTGCTGTAACCGTGGTCTCGACATCTGGCGGAACAGACATGGTTGTAACTTCTCCTAACACTTTTACTGCTGGAACAGTAACAAACGTAAGACTATAGTTTGTGGTATAATTAACTCATGGCAAAAGTACCCTCATTACCAAGCAATGGTCAACCAATCGATACCCAGTATCTCTATGACATTGTTAATTCGCTAATTAGCATTAACTCAGAACTGGCATCCTATGGAAACTCAACTATCAAGGATAGAGGTAACACAGTTGCTAAAACAAAAACTAGTTCAATAAGTTTTGACGCACAAACAGTGACTGCTGTAAATGCTAGTGATGTAAAAGCAGGAGAGTCCAAGACAGGTTCAGTAGCCTTTGCAACATTTTTCAATAAGGTTCCAGTAGTTACAGCAACTCTTGTTTCCAAAAGTACTACAACGGTTAAGGCTACTGTAACTATTACAGCAGTTGACACAACATCTCTTTATTACAAAATTGATTTTGACTCTAACGGAAAGACAACACTAGACTTAAACATTATTGCTATTGGAGCATAATGGCTGCCCAAACAATGGAAGAGTACAACTCTTCTCCAATTATTCCAGGAAATAAAAAAGTTTGGTTTCTAAACGGATACTTAGTAAGAACACATCACCTAAATAAGTCTAATGGTATTATGTCTGTTTATAATATTATTAAAGACCAGATTGAAAGTTGTCTTATTAGTGATTTTAAAAAGAATAGGGAACGTGCCTATACTGTTGGTCAGACAGCAGCCCTAGTAAATAGACACAAGAAATACATGCCAGAACTAGTAAAGAAAGGCGTTATCCCAGAACCAATGGGGGCACAGCCTGGAGGAGCCAGGGCATGGCAAGTAAGAAGTTATTATTCAGAGTCGCAAGTTCGTGAACTTCGTGATATACTAGCATCATACCACCACGGTAGACCTCGTAATGATGGTCTAATCACCAATGATGTAACTCCTTCAAAACAGGAGTTGACAAGACGCATGGGAGATGGTATACTTACATATACAAGGACAGAAGACGGACGTTACATCCCTATTTGGTCCGAATCAATTTAATCCATTAGGAGAGACATGGAAAACGACAGCACTAAAGTAACAGTGGGTTTGGGCTATACCCTTAATCTTGGCAACTTCCAATCACTACGCATTGATATCTCTATCGCAGATAACAAGCGTGAGGGAGAGACAGCCAGCGAAGCCTTTGAGCGTGTATACAAGTTTGTAGAAGAAAGACTTGCTGAGAAAGTTCGTGAGTCTGTAGAAGAGACTGAGAGCAAGTAATGGCTGAACGCAAAGACCGCATGGCTTTGCTCAGTCGCTACAGTAAGTTACACACTGTAAGGTATGAAGAAAAGCCTTTACTAAATTTGAATGTAGAGCAGTGGGCATCAGATGCTCTTATTGAATCCTACGGTATTCCAGAATGCTATGACCTGCTGGAGTACTACTTTGAAACAGCACAATCACCAACATGGAAATACTTTGCCAACTACGCTGACAAGATTATTGAGGCTAGAAAGCAATTCCACCAAGACATTAAGGAGAGAGCCGAACGCCGTCAGAAGGCTAAGGAGTGGTTAAATGACTAATACAGAATCTAAACTAATATCTGCAGTATTGGCAGACAAGCAGGTACACGTCCTGCTACAAGCAAACGTGGAAAACATTCTTCGTACACACACGGATATTTGGACGTTCATTCGTAACTATTCCGAAACTAATGGAACTGTCCCACCTGTCTCTCTAGTGGTAGACAAGTTCCGTGACTTCTCTCCAGAAGAGGGCGTGGGTGCTACGAAGTACCATTTGGAAGAACTACAGGCTGAGTTCCTGAACGACAGTCTCAAGGACGTGTTGCGTTCTACTGCTGCAGAAGTACAGGCAGGTCAGGGAACCAAGGCACTAGAAGACCTTATCCAAAAGACTTCAGAACTAAAGAAGAACACAGCAGTTATTAAGGACATTGATGCTACTGATATTGATTCTGCTGTTGCTTACTTTGAAAACCTTGCTCGTCAGAATGAACTAGGCTCAATCGGTAT